GCAAGAACCATCCACTCTCGTGGTTGGTTGTTTGTTGCCCAAGAATTGAAGAAGCTGTGCTTCGAGGTACGCTCTTCTTCGCTCCGAGCCGACGTAGTCATTAGTTCCCGCATTCCACGTGCGGTAACTACGTGTCTCGTTGGTTTGGCGTATAAGCAAGGAAGAGCTGGTTTCGCGTTCAGTCGATTCGCTAGAGCGCTTCCTCTCCCCGTAACAGGGGAGAAAGAGGCGCTCGATGATGCGATGCGATTGAGCGGAACCGATTATCCCATGTCGGACTGGGTCAAGGAGTCCCTCAGATCTTATATTCTCTCCGAGGCGATAAGGGGCGTTAGCAGCGTGGTGAGCGGCCGCGTTAACCCGAACAATCGTGAGAGAATAGGTCTGAGGACACCCTTGATCCTCCCCTCCTCGTCGTCCGCCTGCTTCGAGTGGCCTGCTGCTCGAGGCGGTGTGGACGGCTATCTCCGTCATAAGGGAGGCCTCAAATCCATGATCATTAATATGACGGGTGGTTCCACACGCCGCCTGATTATTAAAGAATTTGGTCAATATTGTCAAGATAGCCTTGGGACTTTCTGTCTCAAGTATATCTCTGACAACGTTGAAACGTTTGAGGCCTCCACGAATGATCAAGTCGTAAGGTGTCTTGGTGTCTTGGTGCTCCGCAAGGAGAAGGGGGTTGGACCCCGATTCCGTGCGTGTGCACTGAAGGCACCAGGAATGAAGTTCAGAGTGATCGGCGTACCGGACGCACTGACCTTCATCGAGGGGACCTGGATACGGTGGACATCGTGGTTGCTTCCTAAGAAGCACTTCGATCCCGCCGGCTCCGGATTCCCTCGGGCCTTGCGAGTTCCGCCAGGGGGAAAGTTCTACTCCGTTGACCTGAGTAAGGCTACGGACGGACTTTCTCTTGAAGCGGTGGAGATAGTTATTAGGGCTCTCTCGGATGCTGGACGAATCAGGTCTTCCGATGTCGACGCGGCTTGCCGCGGTCTCGGCGTCGGAGGATTTGAGGCAACCTGGTTCTGGGGCGAGAGAGCTCAAATTGCGAGGAGGGGGAGTCCGATGGGCACTCCTCTCAGTTTCATTGTGCTGTCTTGGGTTAACGCATGGGCTACGAGCGCCTTCGAGCGCTCTGTTACTCACGGCGACGATGCGGTAGGATATTCTCCGGGTCCATACGGGCTCGAGGAGTATTCTATTTGCATCGCTGCCGTAGGTTCTGCGGTTAACCGCCTGAAGACATTTGTCTCTCAACGGAGTTTCACTTTGTGTGAGAGACATTATGTGCTTCAGGGCACAATGAATACTACTGCCGTTGCCTTCTGTCCGCCTCCCTGTCCTCCTCCTGGGGTATCTCAGCCATTGTCGGCATCTGACGACCAGTGGAAGTTGTATCTCAGGAGAGCAGAGAGGGTACAGAAGACCCTCTTCCCGTGGTCTTCCAATACCGTCCTCCGACTTCCTCAGTCGGTTGGCGGTCTTGGTTACACGGGAAGAGGTCTCAAGGTACCTAGGCAAGCTAGGATCAGGCTCGCGGCTGCATGCAGTCGCGACCTGCCCGAGCTTGCCAAGGAAGTCCTTGAGAAGCGGCAGTATAGAGAGGAGGGCCTCTTCCCCAGACCTCAAAGGGTTGTTCCTCGTAACAGCCGGGCTTATTATACGTTCAGGAAGATTTATCTTACGATGAGTCGTTTCCGTGACGTTGGGCACGATTGTTATGAGGATACAGTCCTTTTCTCTGACTTGATTGCCTTCCGCGAGAGTGAAATACTTAACTATTTCCTTCTCAGGGGTGGGCGAATTCGTCAGGGTGAGGTCAGGGGAAGACCAGAGAGGACAAAACGTCGAGCTCTCTTCCGTTCCAAGGTAGTAAACTGTGCGCCACTTACAGTGTCGCATGGTTTGCTTGCCTTGGAACGACTCAATGAGCGGATTTCCGCTCAGAGGGTGAGAGTTCGACCAGAC